CCAGCGTGTTCCGGCCGTTCGTCTCGAACGTGGGGATCTGCTCGATGCTCACCGGCGCCCCTGCGGCCTGTGAGAGAAAGCCCGGATCGATGGTCGGAACGATGCTTCCGGCCACCGCGAGGCGCCCGCTGCCATCCTCCCACGCACGTACCCGCGCGACGACGGTGGATGTGTCCTCATGGATGCGGCGCACGTCCGACGCCGTCATGCCGGCGTACAGATCCGCGTGCTTCCCGCCGGCCGTCAGGACACCCGTGCGGATGACTTCGCCGTTGTCGAGCGTCGTGGTCCATGAGTGGAAGTTGGACAGCTTCGGGTCCGGGTCGGGTTGGTACCGCTGGCACCGGGTCATGTCGCCGTTGCGGAAACAGCCCTGCCCAGCGATGTGCCCCGTGATGCGCCCGTCAGGGTGGAACGTGAGCGGCTGCATGGCGTTGCCGCGCGCGTCCCACTTCGCGAAGTGGTCCGCGGGGTAGACCACGGCCTGCGCGACCGTGGTGGCCGCTGCGGCGATGGGCTTGTCTGTGACGACGACGCCGTCAGGCGCGGTCAGCAGCGTCGGGCACGTGTCGCAGTCGGCGCCGCCCCGCATGCGCTCGCTGAACCGCTGCGCGAGCTTCAGCGCCCCGTACCGCTTCAGGGGGTCCATCAGTCGTCGTCCTCTCCGGAGTCACCGAACGGGCACGGTGGCCACGTATCGTCTTCGTCGCGGATCTGCCCGTACAGGGAGCAGATACGCGCCTCGATGCCGGGGACCTCGTCCGCTGGTATGTCCGCGGCGCCCACCCCGCGCCCGCCGGCGGTGGCCGCGACACCCCGGGGCACGATCCGCAGTTCGCCGTCGATGACGTCCGCGAACCCCAGGGAGTAGGCGCCCATCGTGGTCGGGTCGGCGTCGGCGTCGCGGTACAGGAACGCGCGCGACACAGCTTCCGTGTCCACGTTGCCGCCCTCGTCGGTGTACAGCTCGAACACGCGCCGTCGCGCGCCTGCGCCGTCCCACTCCAGGTCCCGCGCTGCGATCGGCAGGTCAGTCGACCCGATCACCGCGGCGGCTAGTGCCTTGTCGACGAAGCCTTGCCGCAGCTTCGCCAGCTTGAAATTCGCCAGTGCATCGTTCACGCTCGTCATCCTCCCAGGGTCGGTTGAAGCTGTGACCATCCCGTGTCGACTCGCACCAGCTCCGCCGGCGCCGCGACACACTCACACCCCGCATGATCCCCGGGGAACGCGAGAAACCCGCCAGCGAACACGGGAATCTGGTCCACCAGTGCGTCTTTCAGGGACAGGTGCACCGGGTGCGGGTGCAGCCCCTGGTACAGGTGCAGCCACCGGTACAGCGTGCCGCCACCAGCCGATTCGACCGGTGCGAGCTGGTGGTCACGTCGCAGAACTGCCATCGTCGACGCCGCCAGCGCTATCCCGCTGACGGCCCCCCCAAAATCCGACGCTTCACCTCCGCCGGCAATGGTCGCGATCTGCCGGGCCGACATGCTCGCTTCGGCTGTTCCCGTGCCGCCACCGCGGATCGCCGCGACCACCGACCCGACGGCGGCCAGGAACGCTTCACTGGCGCCGATCACCCGTGGATCCTCTGCGGTCGACGTCGGGATGTCGATGCCCATGGCGCGGATCCTGCCCTGCGCGCGGGTGATGATCCGCAGCACCCGCACCAGGGCTTCCTGCGCGGTCTGTGTCAGCGTCGCTTCGGCGTTCGGGATCTCCCCCTGGTAGGTGCGAGCGATCTCGATGTTCGACACGTCGCGGGGCAGCGCCATGCCAGGTCGTCCCTGCGACAGGGACCGGATGCGGGCGCCCAGCTTTTCGAGCACCCGGTCAGCGATGTCCTGCACGAGATCCTGGAACGACGCGTAAGCCTGTTCGTCGATCTCCGCCAGGCGCCGCCCGTCGATCTCGACCCCCTGCGCGCCGATCGCCGCGGTGGTCGGCTGCGTCGCCTGCGTGATCTGCCGCTGCTCTGACACCTCGATGACCGGTTCGGCGTTCGCTTCCTGATCCGGCTGGGGGCCGGCCTCGATCTGCTGCCGCCCGGGGCCAGACTCCGACTCCGGGGCTCCGAGCTGTTCGCGCGCCCACTCGTCGGACACCAGGCCCGCTTCCCACGCCGCGAGCACGTCAGCGATCGCGGGGCGACGCTTCAGCAGCGGTGCCGGGTCCGGCGTGATCTCGATGGCGTCGACGTCGGCGCCGGTGAGCATCGCGATAGCCGCAGCCATGGCCTGCCCGACGGGCGCCGCCAGGGGCTCGACGTGCCCCAACCAGTTGTCTTCCTGGGATGCCCACGCTGTCCAGTGGGTGGAGTCTTCCAGGCCCAGCAGCAGCGACGGCGTGATGTCGAGGCCGACGGCGAGCTGACGAATCAGCCGGTCGACGCGCTCGTGCAGCCGCTCGTCGATGGGGCCGGTGAAGTCGAGTGTCTTCCACCCGTCGATGTACTGCTGCGGCCACCCGATCAGGTTCGGCACCGCGACGGACGCCGACTTTTCGTCCGTCAGCGGGTCCATCATGACCTTGGCAATCTTGCGCTCGAACGCCTCCGGGTCGGGGCCGGCCCCTTCCTTCGGGTACAGCACCGTCAAGAGCTGCGCGGTGCGGTTCCTCGCGGTGGCGCGGGCCTGCGCCCGGGTCAGGATGAGTTCGGTCGCGATGTCCTTCACGGCCATCACCGGGGAGTCAGCGCGCTCGTCTAGCGCCGGGTCCTCGATGACCACCTGCACGACGGCGGTAGCGGCCTCCGCGACCTTCTTCTGATCGTGGGGGAGCGGCGAGCGGATGATGCGCCACCGGGGCTTACCGGCCTGGCTCTGCGGGGTGCGGATCAGGTAGAACTGCCCCGCCACCTGAAGATGGATCGCCGCGTAGGTCGCGATGCCACGAAGGTCGTTGCCGAACGCCTGCCGCATGACCTCTTCGGAGTCGTCGACCTCGTCACCCTCGATACTGAGGCGCCAGTCCAGCCGGCCGACCAGGCGGGCCTGTTGGTTGACGGCGTAGTGAACCTCCGGGACACACCGGTAGATGTGCCACAGGTCCGTGTCGATCAGGCTTGTCCGGGGATGGTTCGGTATGCGGTCAAATGACCGGACCGTTGCCGCCGTGATCGGTTCGTCAGCGTTTCGGAACAGGCCCATGACCGTACCCTAGGCGTCCGTTGCTGCGGCGTTGCCGATCTCGACGAGCTTGACCCGGGTGTGGAGTCCCCACGAGTTCCCGCAGCCACAGCCCGACCAGGAGAACGGCCCCCATGACCCGCGCTTCGCCGCGGTCTGGATTGGCTCGCCGTCTGGGAGCGCGTACCTGGTGACGCTGTCGATGTCCTTCCCCTTGTTGCGGGACGCCGCGACGTAGATGAACTCGTCGGTGATGATCATGCGCGCGAACCGGTCGCGCTTCCCGTTTCGGGGACCGATGTTCGTGGTCACGTCGACGGGGTACAGGTCCGCGGGGGTGCGCAGGGTGGCAGGTTCAGGCCGTAGGGCCTTGCGGCGCGTGACGTCGCGAGCGGGTGCGGGACGGCGGGTTCCGATGGGCTTTGATCGCATGTCGCGATGGTATGACCATCCGTATGCATAATTATGGATCCCGGGCATAGCGAAGCCCCCGCAACCGTGTCTGGTGTCCGGTTGCGGGGGCCTTCCCCGCGAAGGGATGAACGCTACGCAGTGAGCACGATAACCCGGGTTCTCACCCGCGCCCGTGCGCCGCGAGGACGTCGGCGTGTCGCGCACCCCGCGCTGACTTGCCACCGATGCGCTGCGTCGAGACCTTGACGCCGGCGTCGGTCAGGCGCCGCGAGACATAGGCCGTGTCGACGTCGGTGGCGGGGTACTCGTCGGGGTGGCGCTCGACGAGCTGCTGCGCGAGCGCGGCCGACCACGCGTTCACGGCAGGCTTCCCGTCGACGACGGGCCACACCGCGAGCACGTCGCCTAGGAACGACCGGGTGCCGCCGTCGTGCTCGTCCGGCGCGACGACGCCGGCCGCCATCCCGGTCAGCGTGCCTGCCGCGCGCCGCAGGGCAGCGGCCTCCGTGACGATGCGCTCGACCTCCGGAAGGTCGACCTTCGCCATCATGGTGCGCACCATGCGCCCGCCCGCGGTGCCGACGTACGCGACACCCGGTGTCTCGATGTCGACGGCGCGGTACCCGCGGCCGTGCGCGTCCGACCCGAGGATCAGGTTGGCGTCGCTGATGTTCGTGACGCCGTGCCCGATGCGGTGCCCGAGCTGGTCGAGGATGCTCGACGGGATCGCGCCTTCCTTCGTGCCCTGCGTGACCAGGCGCACGATGATCCCGACGGCGCGCGCCGTGCGCACGACGTCGTCGAGCCGTTCCGCGATCGTGTCGCCGGCCGCCGTGGTGAACGCGCGCTGTGCCTCGTCGACGACGAGCATGATGGGCGGCATGTCGTAGTCGCGGGCCACCTGGGGTGTCAGCTTCCCTTCAGGGGTCACGGACGCCGGCAGCGATTCGAGGATGCGGCCACGGCGCCCGATCTCCGCCTGAAGCCATGCCAGGTCGTCCGCGAGCGCCGCCAGGTCTGCACGGCTCGTGCCGGACCGCAGCGTGTGCGCCACGGACGCGAACCCGCGGTAGTCACCCCCGCCCTTCAGGTTGTGGATCAGCAGCATCACGGTGGGGTCGCACGCGGCGGCCATCAGTTCGAGGCGCGTGGTGTAGCTCTTGCCCATGCCGGTGCCGCCACCGATCAGGCCGTGCACCTCGTGCAGCGGCGCGGTGACGATGTTGCCCTGCGCGTCGACGCCCATGGGCACCGGCTCGAAGAACGACCGTGCCGCGACCTTCGCCCACGGCCACCGGGGGGGCTTGCGCTCCGACAGCAGCGTGTGCGCAATGAACAGCTCGAACCGCAGCGGGGACACCTCCGGGCGCGCCTCGATGACGACGCACTCGGCGGGGCGCCCCAGCGCGCCGGCCAGTTCCTCGTGCTTCTTCACGAGGCGCGAGACGGGCACACCCGGGGGCAGGTCAATGACCATGCGCTCGCCGCCCTTGATGGGCGTGGCGGACACGATGACGGGACCGTGCGTCCCACCGGTGGGCATCGTGACCGGGCCGAACCCTGCGATCGCGAGCGCTTCGGTGACGAACGGGCGCGACAGCGGGGGCCGCTTGCCCTTCGCGGTGACGTGCCGGGCTGCGGCCTGCGCCTCCGGGCGACGCGTGAGGATGCGCTGCCCGACGGCGTGCATGGTGACGTAGGTGGCGCCGACGGCGATCGCGGGCACGAGGCCCCACTGCCCCAGCTCGATCCATGCCCACGCGCCGATGATTGGTGCACTGGCAACGATCAGCCGGCCGATGCTCGCGCCGGCGTGCGCACGCCGGATGTCCGACCGGGCACTGAGCGTCGGCGCGGCCTTGATCTCGGCGGAGCGCATCACGGCGTCGTCTGCCGCGACCACCCACCGGAAGCACCGTCGCACGGTCTCACCGGTGCCACGCAGCGCGTACCACGGGGACCGCACCACGTGGCCACCAGCACGCGCCAGGGTGCCGCCTACGCGCGATTGCACCCACGGGCCGACCTCGCGGCGCTCGCGGGTCACGCGCGTCTCGACCACGGTTCCGTCGTCGACGTCGTCGCCGTCGTCGTCGGTGCACGCCTCGTCGGCGCGCGGGGGAGTCGTGGGCGACAGCTCGTCCCAGGGGATGGTGACGTCGTTGCCCTCGTCGTCGACGAGCCGCACGTACTGGCGCCCGTCGTCACCGCGCACCAGGGGCGCGTTCCAGATCATGCCGTCGGCGCGGGTGATGAGCACGGTTTCCGGGTCGGTCAGCTCGTCCGGGTCGGGCAGGTCTACGGGCTCGTTGGTGGTCATGTCCGCCTCTCGTGTGAGGCAGGCGGTAGGTTTGTTTCCGCCTGCACGTGTCGCGTTCGGGTGGTCAAGGCTGCGTCTCCCGTGTCGGCATGCGGGAGACGCAGCCTTACTTCGTCTCGTGGGTGATGCGCCGTACCTGCGCCGGTGAGAGACCGGTCCAACGGGAGATAGCCCGGTCGGGCACCTCGTCCCCGCTCGCTGCCTTGATGGCCTCGTTGCGCGCGTCCAACAGCGTCTTGGTTTGCGCGGTGTGCGCCGCCAGCTCTTCGGCTGCGGCGGTGACTAGTTCACGGTGTCCCATGACTACGTATGGTCGCATATCCACCAGGGGGGACGCAAAACCTTACGGGCACGAATCAACCCCCCTTGCACACTGTCGGGGGCGAACCGTACCGTGGACCACTGACACGCGACACGAACCCCAGGGAAGGCACCCCGATGGACCACCACCGCAAGATCGGCAACTGGCTGCTCGTCGCGGCCTCGTGCGCGTTCATCGCCGCCGTGACGGCCGGCTACGGCGCCGACGTGTTCGACGGCGTCCGCACGGCGGCCACGGAACTCGTGTGGTTCACGCGGGTCGCGACCACTGACGCGAAAGAGCTGGTGTGGGTCGCGGCGCAGTGAAGCGCCGACGAAAGCTCTCGCCAGCGGGCAACGGGCCGCTCGCGGTGCTGCTCTGGTGGCTCTGGAACGTGATCTGGTTCGGGGCCTGCATCCTGGCCACCATCTACCTCGCGCGCATCCTGATAGCGCTGCTGTACTTCGCGCTGGTGCGGGGAGTGGGCACGCCATCCTGACATAACGGCAATTAACGGTCATATGAGAGGAACTATGACATGGCGATGTGTGATACGTGCGGAGGACGTGGCGAGTACCGCGACAGCGACGGACTCGTGCAGACCTGCGGAGCATGCGGCGGAACCGGGATCGCGCGACGAGCGCGGTACTCACTGCCCGGTGCGACCAGACCTGGAGCACGCGGATGGCGGCCCGTCGGGCGTTCCTCGATCGTCCGCCGATGACCGCCAGCGAGCGCGAGCGTGCCGAAGAGCTGGCGCACGGCGGCCTGGCATCACGAGACGGCGACCTGGTCGAGCTGGGCGACGGCGTCCGGTGGTGGTTGAACGGTCAGCCGTGGGCGCGGAATGAGGCCGATGGGCTGATCTTCCAGGATCGCGCCCGCGTCGCGGCCATGCGGCAGCAGATCCGCGGGGGGTGACTCCCCCGTCGGCATATATGACGAGAGCCCCCACCGGGCAGGCGGTGGGGGCTCTCGCGTTCCCCGTTGGAGACGGCCCGGGGTGGCCAGCCGTAGCCGTCCGCGCGGCATCTCGACGGCGACGCTACCAGCGGGCGCCTGCCTACGATCGATCCATGAGCGAACCCACCGCCAGCGACAGCCCGATCACCGCGCAGATGTCGACGGAGCGCCTGAAGAACTACTGGAAGACGGGCGCCGGCGGCGCTCGCATCCGCTGGGGCACCGACGGTGACCTGACCAGGTGCCACCGGCTCGTGACCCGGGAGGCCGGCGCCGATGCGGCCACGTTCGACGTCTGGGGCTACTGCCAGAACCTGCACCAGGAACTGTTCGGCCAACCGAACCCCAGGGATTGACCTGCCGGAGCGGTGCTTATATTCCGCCAGTTTCACCGCCTGACCTGCACGCTTTCCGGTTCTGCGCGATCTGATGAGGGGGCTACCAGCCGCCCAGCCGTGGGCGCTCCGTCCATACCTCGATGGGGCCGACGTCGGATTCCCGCATCCGGGTCAGGGCCTGCGACGTCGAGTCAACGATGTCGTCGTGCTCGCCCGTGGGGAACGACGAGAGTTCCGTGACGAAGTCGTCGACGAAGCCCAGCCCTTCCGGCAGGCTCACCTGGTGGGCCTCGACGAGCGGCGCGACCGACTGCGCGCGGACCACCTTGGATCCGTTCGCAGCCCGCACCGGCACGGCAACGATGCCATCGAGGGTGCGCCGCAGCGTCGAGATCGCAGCAGCGCCGTTCGCCGCTTCCTCGACCAGGTGCGCCGTCGCGTTCGGGAAGCGGCCGATGAACGACGTCATCCGTTCGAGCTGCACCGTGAACGGGCCACGGAACCGGATCATGTCGAGTAGGAAGTACCGGTTGCCGGTGCGCTGCCAGGCGGTGCCGACGCACCAGTCCCCCGACTCTTCGCCGCCGGTGCCGAACGTCAGGTCCCAGCTCGTGATGATCTGGTCGGCCTCTGGGAGATCCGCGGGCGAGTGGTACTGCCACCACGCGAGCTTGAACACGGTTCCGTCGACGTCGCCGGGGTGTTGCTGGTAGAGCGCGTTGAACACCGCTGTGCCGACGCTGCGTTTCGTCTTCGCCCACCGGGCCAGGGCCTCTTCCCTGGTCTCGTGCGTCTGCACGGACAGCATCGGTTCCCCGACGTCGCGCCCGAGAGCGTCACCGGGCTCCGCGATGGCGGGGAAGACGATGGTGCGCCAGTCGTCCTCGCGGTCTTTCAGGAGACGGCCGGACAGGTCGTCCTCGTGCCACCGGGTGGCGATCGACAGCACGATGCTGCCGTTCTGCCGCATGCGGGGCTTGACCACCGACCGCCACATCGACCAGACCTTTTCGCGCATCGTCTTGCTGTACGCGTCCGACATGTGCTTGATCGGGTCGTCGATGATCGCGACGCGTAGCCGGCGCCCGGACAGACCACCAGCGAGGCCACGCGCGAGGATGCCGCCGGCTCCCCCGACGGTCCACGCCTTGACGCCGCCCACGCTCTTCGTCGACCCGCGCTGGTCGTACTGCATCTTCACGTCGAGGCTGAATTTCTCCGCCAGGGACGCTTCCGCGCTGATGAGGCCGATCTCCCAGGTCGGCCGGTTCAGGGTGAGCCACAGCGGGAAGATGACGGACGCGATCTGCGACTTCCCGGAGCCCGGGGGCATGCTGATGATCAGGTTGGTGTCGAGCCCCTGGTCAGCTCGCTCGACGG